GGGAGTGGGATAACTGGTCTGCTATCCTAGGTTGAGGATTTGGTTTACGATTTCTTAGAATGGGATTTCTAAGAGATTGGAGTTAATACATTAGTAATGAATAACTCTTATTTCGCAGTGAGCTTCTTCTAGCTTTGTTTCTAGATTTTCTTTTTTCTGGGAATCTAATTCTGCTGAGGTTTTTGTTCTTAGATTTAGTCGAGTTCTTTGTCTGAATCTTCTATATCGAGTAGTTTCTATACTTATACATATTCGATTGATCTGTATTAGAAAACATTAACTAAAACGCAGGCATGTTGTACATTGCCATTACCGACACGAACGATGTTGGCGTATTTAGTTTTTAAAGATAAGGATTTTAGAACGTATCTACCAAAGTCTTCACAAGTTTCTACAAATCTAGGAGAAAGGTGTTTACCCACATTTCTGTCCTACATCCATGAGATGATATCTACACATTTTGAAGTACAGTATCTATCAGAAGGTATTAAGAGCAATTCTTGGTTGTTCAGTTTAACAGCGGATAGTGAGTGCGAGGAATATATCACTTGCAGCCTCTTGAAATTCTCGAAATCTCCTTAATCTGAAATTAAAGATTTTACCACATCAATATCGACCACAGTGGGTTCAGAATGATGATACAAGTGACTGTTCAAGACTTTATAATTTACGTGTTTGACTTAACCATAAAGGTCTAAATTAATTATATCATCTTTTCGGTAATCTGGTTATTTCACAAATTTGAAACTAGCGGATATAGGCGTCTATTTATCTGATCCTCTGTGTTATATTAATGCATTGATGCCGTTCATCATAATTTTACTAGTTTTCATCTGGGTTTGTGCAAAAAGGCTATATAGGAACAAAAAGATTCGTAGAGGGAATAACAATAAATCAATCATTATTGAGTTAAGTCCCCTTAGTCTACGTTCTTTTCTCTTTCTGAAAATATATCCCACACACAAGAGACCTATTATGGATATACATCCAACTATAAGTAGTTGATTCTTGTTTATTGTGTATTGATTAAAAATATAGTCTGTGTTCGTTGTTCTAAAACGAGAGACAAACTCTGTCTTTAATCCCTTATAGCACGCCACTGCAGTTGTCGCAACTGCTATGATAGATCTCGTTACTTTACTATAGAAGTTATAGGCTATCTCCTATATTCTATTTGATCCGGTGATTCTTTACAAGATCGATCCTAAGTTGAATTCTTTGGATACATTGTTCATCTTCTAAATCATTTTCCTACTAATACATTTGCTGGCTTCTACAGCCTGTAGCATGCAAAATCTCACTACGCTAAACATCGTGTTCAATCCTTGTTATACAATACATGTTGCAAATTCTTTAGCTAGGTTATAGGTGTTAAAACAATACTAATAAATTATATTCAATATGTTCTAACAAAAACCTTCTATCTCGAATCCATTATTATGGGCTAATCCACGTAATTGGATATTATTTCCCCTAATCCATCGTAACCATCTTCTAATGAGGGTGATAATCATCTTCCCTCCATTCACTACTAATCTTAATAGTTTTAGTGTTTTCCTGATTAATACAGGTAAGATCGTTTCCTAATTCTTGTTTTAGAAAACTAACAAACTTTCCGATATCTATAGATTCTAAGCAACCTTCTGTAAGTTGAAAGAGTTGTTTTATTTAGATATTTAAAATTCGTTCTTCGTCTTAGGGAAGCTGAATATATCAGTTTTGGTGCTTTCCCTAATCATCCTAGCTTGGAGTAAGCTCTCCTATGTACTTTAGATCATACGATCTAACTTAGGATTAAATATCAAGGCTTCATCTATAGCTGCTTTACCAGCAGATATAGGTTTAGCTTAGATTTTCTGGTTAGGTTTTCCCCCAGGCTCTTTCGGCTTCGAATTCTTCTATTTCTTTACGT